ATAGTTACTTTGTTTACTAGATATTACACTGATGATAGAACCATCAGACAGTATCTTTTTCCTAGAAATAGAATTAACTCCCTCCTTCTCTGCTTGACTAGAAATAAAATTACTAAACTGTAATGCCTCAGATTTGAGAGAAATAGCCTTTGTTTTATCACCTTTAAAACTATAAGAAGGGGGGAGGTTATTCATATTATGTAGAGGATATTGTAAGAGTATAAGTAATATTTAACTTATCTGCCGTTAACATAGTTCTTACTGCACTAAACTTAGATGCAGCCCCTAAAGTACCAGAAGTGCCTGCTTTTACAGAAGAACTAGACAAGAAGGCTCCATAAATAGAGACACCACTAGCAAATGTAAATACTGCTGGAGAAGCAGAGTTAGTAATAGTTTTAGAAGAGACTCCTGCCTCAGTCCATGCTGGACGAGTAGTTTCAGAATACTCTGAGTTAGCTTCGTTAGCTACACCAGCACCAGGAAATGTAGCCATAACATTAGCTGCTATAGGTGTATAGTTATTTTTATATATTCCAACAAACCACGAAGTAATAGGAGTCCCACCTGAAAAAGAGGCATCTAAAGCATAGTTAAGCCCTTCATCTACTACTAAATTAGGCTCTTCCCATGTATCAATCACTTCTCCATTACGAACATGCTCAAATCTGAAGATACCGCCAATTTTTAAATTCTTTTCAATCATTTATTTTCCTAAGTTATAATAATGCCATTTCTGACTATTGTTGTTTCAACCAAATCTCCCACAACTGAATTATTAGGATTTTGATTAGTTTTTAAAATAGAGAGATATTGATTCATACCCTCAGTTTTTAAAAATGTAGCCATTCCTGAATCCGCTGCTTTAAGATTAATATTCTGAGCAGATAAATTAATAGTCATACCTTGATTAAATAATATAAAGATACCTAAATTAGAAGTAACTAACCATTTATATCCTATTGGAGTATTATCGATATGAACATAACTCCCACTTAATTTATGACCAGTCCCTTCAACTATCTTAACTTCTTCTTTAGTAGTCCTTTTAAATGTTAAAGCATCCTCACCAGACAGATAATATAGTTTATCAGACCCTATCCATATACCGTCCTCTACTGGCATAACTTCCCTAATTTTACTGGGGAACTCTATATAATTAGAATCAATCTTAAAGTGTTCATATTGATATGGTTCTGAATACCATAATATATTATCCTGAGCAACATACATCCTTCCTCTATAATACTTAATTATATGGCCTAAAGGAGGATTGTATAGTCCAAACATTCTAAGAGGAGAGATAAGATTACGAGAATCTGTAATTTTAATAGTTTCTCCAGGGGTTCCTATTTTAGAGAAATATAAAGTATTACCATCTGTTGTAGAGCAATACACTCTACAATAGACTATATTAGTGTTAGTATATACAGGTAGAGTAAGAGTAATGCCGCCTGTAGAGCTAAGAGTAATAGTAGAAGTAGTAGTAAGTCCAGACTCCCTCCCATCTGATGTTACTGTAGTAAAACCAACCATATAAGTACCAGCTGGCATTTCTCCTACTGTTTGAGTAAGAGTAACTCCCATATTTACAGGAGGTAAACCCCAATCTCTTAAACCATCAAAGTCTATTATACCATTAGTAGAGATTGAAGAAAAATAAATTTTCCCATCTATTTCTTCAAAAGAGAGTGTATCAGAAGTAATTCCACTTTTTATTATAGTAGAATAACCATCTGCATATTTTCTAAGCAGCGTCCCATTTTTAACTGCATACATACCTAGAGTAGTCTCTGAAGACCATAAGGATGTATAAAGACCTGAATCCTCTAAAGTATATCCTTTTCTTTTTTTAATCCCGCCTAACTTATCTATATTGACATTATCAGCTTTTTTAAGATACTCAGGAGGAGTACTTTCAGCATCTAAAACATTATTAATACCTTTAAATTGCGAAATATGAACTGTTTTAGGATGTATTGGCATTAAATACCTCCATACCTAATAGGTCTTTTAGCATTTCTACTCTTTCTAATAGTAGAGTACACCGAAGTAAATGGAAACTCTCTATCAAAAAGACCACTTAGATAAGCAGATCTATTAGGATCAAAAGTATTTGCTTCATCTTTCATATAACATAATGAAGCTGCTCCAAATAACATAGGTACTTGATAATCCTCAGCTAATTCTGGAGAAGAATCAGGGTCATCCCAAGTTAATTTTACTTTAGGTAATCTATATACAAATAAAGTAACAATCTCATCTTTAGTAGGAGTAGGGTATATTCTAAGTTTACCAGTAGATGTATCTGGTATGTAATTTTCTATGTCGCCTGTTCTAGTATCAAAATCTATAATATGAGTAAAATCACTTAATTCTAATTCTACTAATGATTTACCATCTTCTCTTCTTCCTGACCTAACTTGTTTAATATAAGATGGGAGGGTATAGTTTATAGTACTAATTTTAACTGGTAGACTATAAGTATCTTTTATAGGAGAGGTTCTACGATAAACTTGATTAATAGCTTCATTAATATTAGCAACTAGCTCTTCATTAGTCCATCTTAATTGCATAGAGTCAGCATCTGTATCTGAGAACTGCGTCCAATCTACACCTGTACCGCCTGTGTCATAAAGAATATTAGTCCTAAGATGAGTTACTAGTTCTAATAGTGTCATATTATACCTCTGATTCTTTTGTTACTTCAGACCAAATGCTATCCAATTCATCTTTCTTAACAGGCTTACCAATATAAGTAATTGCTTTTCTATGTATCAAATTACCTTTAGAGTCTACAACATCTTTAGGGTTCTCGAATAGAGACTTCAAAATGCCTTTAACTTCATCTCTTTCTAATGCTGCTTTTTCATCTGCTTCCCTTTTTTTAGAAGCAATATAGTCTTCCATGGATTCAGATTTAATATCTTCTGAAGTGGCACCAGCTGCATAAGCATGTGACCATAAAAACTCTGGTAAATCTCTTAATTCATTTCCTATGATGGCTACATGCCCATCAGTAGTTGCAATCCTGATTTCCTTACCATTTGGACTTCTAAATTTCTTAACTTTACTCATGTATAATCCTTTAGTTATAAAAAAACCCTATGACCTCGATTAATCAAGACCATAGGGCTTAGTTTCTTAGCCCTCTGAAAAGGAGGCTCTACCATCTACAATATACTGCACTTCTAATCTTAAAGTACCAGCAGTAGGGACATCCACTGTAGTATTAGCTACATCCCAAATTAAATCAACAGTATCAACTGCGCTTAATTTAGTACCTGTAGGAACTAAAGCTGTTCTACCTGTTGCATCTACGGAAGTAGCAGTCAAATAGGTTTCACTTCCAATCTTAACTGCGACAGTATCAGCTGGAGCTGCACCATTAGCAAGAGTGACTGCTCCCCAAGTAGCATTAGCATGGGTTTCAGTAGTAGCAATTGAGTTGCCAGCAGTTCCACCTGTTTTAGCCGTGACGGTAACAGTATGAACACCATTAGAGACAGCAGTAACAGTTGGATGAACAAGAGTACCAGTAGAGTAGGTAGTACCTACACCAGCTCCAGCATTAATAGCAGCAGCTAAATTATTGAGAGAGGTGGCTTCACTAACCCCAATAAGAACTTCATAAGCTACAGCAGGACCAGCTGATAACGCTGTTTTAAAGGTATATACTGTAGCGCCAATGGTTACAGTATTAGTGTCAGCAGGGGCTGCAGATGAAGTTAGGACTCCAGTAGCATGTACACCACCAGTATTCCAAGCTGTATCTACAATTAAACTACCACCAGTAATAATTGCTTTTTCTGGTAATTGGATAGCTTCCATAGTAGAAGTCCCAGCTGTTCCGATGATAGTTGTATCAAAATCATCATAAGTAGCTTCTACCAATGCACTAATTAATTCTTGTCTATCGCATTTCTTAGTGATAGCCATGATATTAACCTTGTGAGAATGCAGCTCTACCGTCTACAACATACAGAACAATCAATTCAAATTGACCAGCAGCCGCAGGATCAGCAGTGTCAACCATAATATCTAGAGTGTCTGCGACAGTATACTTATAACCTGTTAGAGTCAAAGCAGTGACACCAGTAGCTGCACCATCAATATTATCCAGATAACGATTAGCTACACCACCATCACCTAAGTGAATATCAACTGTAGCAGTTGTTGCATCTGATACATTAATAAAACCACCAACTACCACTGCACCTTCTGGTACATCAATAGCAGCATAAGTTCCTTGAACACCAATGTCAGTACCAGTACCCAGAGTAACAACTACTCTAGCGGCAATAACTTCTTGACGACCTACATCTTTTGTAATAGCCATTTATATTTCTCCTAATTGATGACAATTAAAGATAAAGAAGAGAGCATCATCAATATCTCTTCTCGGTTTAGAACCATCAATAGGTTCTTTAATTTACTTAGCAAGGCATCTTCTTGCCTTTACCTTTAGGTGGCATACCTTTAGGTGGCATCTTTTGAAATGGGTTTTTACCTTTAGCCATTATTATTTCCTCATATATAAAAAAGAACCCCCTAGTACCCACTAGGAGCAAAGGGGGCCGTGTTATTAATTATTAGATAGCGTGATCAACTACCAGTACACCGAAATCTTCTACAGATTTATCGTAGATACTATAGAATTTAGGTTTCAAGAAACCAAACATTTTATCTACGTTGATACCAGGAGAAGATTCGTACTCAAACCATTTTTCATTCCATTCTGGAGCGCCTAGATCGGCCATACCCAAAGCTTGAGAACCACAGACTAACAGACGTGAACCGTCAACCAGATTACCAGCACCCCATTTGTCAACACCACTTGTTTTACCAAGAGTATTATAGACCAAACGATGCTCATGGAAAATCAAACCATCAACAGTAACAATACCACCAGTAAAGAAAGGATTATCTTTACCACGATCTGCACCAGTTACAACAGCTCTTTGATA